CCCCCCCAGCTGCTGGTTAGTTACCCCCAACCCAAAATGGGGTTTTCTTACGACACCCTCTATTTTTTTACTTATTATTCTTGCTAGCTTCCTTTGCTTCCTTCTTCTTAATATCGTTCATATGATATGCTAGAGAATGAAGGCTGTCTGAAAGCTGCACGTTCTCTACTGCAACGTGTCTTGGCACCTCAATATCGATGCGCGCAAAATTCCAAATTCCGCTAACACCAGCAAAAGTAAGCTTATCTGCAACCTCCTGAGCATTCTCACGGTTTACGCAGATAATTCCTATATCTATACTTTCCTTTTCGACAAATTCAACTATGTTTTCGAAGTCGTAGATTTCTGTTCCATCTAGATCGCTTCCTATCAAATCTTTGCGTATCTCAAAAACACCGCAAAGCTTGAAGCCACGCTTAAACGTATGAGTATATTTAGTGATGGCATTACCGAGGTTACCAGCACCTATGATAACCATGCGGTACTCCTTATCAAGTCCCAAAATGGCATCTATTTCGCTTCTTAGCACCTCTATGCTATATCCGTAGCCTTGCTGACCAAACCCGCCAAAATTGTTCAAATCCTGCCTTATCTGTGAGGCAGTATAGCCGATGAGATTACTGAATTCCTTGGATGAGATTTTCTCTACACCCTTCTTCTCCAGTTCGATAAGATATCTTCTATATCGCGGTAATCTGTTGATAACTGCATTTGAAATCTTTGCGTTCTTCGAATTTCTTACGGTCATGATCACGAATAATATAGCTTAACTTAGCCTCTTCGCAGTGAGTATTCATGCTGGTAAGATGATAGAAACCCTGATAGCCTTCAGTGGTTTCGGGGATATCAGTTTCAGGAATGAAGCTGTTAAACTCGCATGCAAGGCGTGAGGCATTAATCATTTTACCTTTGGCATAGCCTGTATGTACGCTTACACCCTTAATGGTAACCTTAGCGCCAGCAGCGTTAAAGTTCTCATATTCAAGGTCGCCGATGTCGCCTCCGTCCATAGTATACGCCCAGTCGCAACCGAATTTCTCGACGTTAAAGTGGTGAGCGCCACAGCCAATCTCCTCATCAGGGTTAAAGGCTACACGAATATCACCGTGCTTTATTTCGTCATGGTCGCGAAGATAACACATAGCTTGCACAATCTCTGCAATGCCAGCCTTATCGTCAGCGCCCAGAAGGGTTGTGCCATCTGTAACAATAATATCTTCGCCCTTGTGGGCAAGAAGCTCTGGAAACTTTGTTGGGCTTGAGATAATACCTGGTGAAAGTTCGATGTCTCCACCGTCATAGTTACGAATAACGCGCGCTTTTACGTTGGCTCCACTGGCATCAAGTGCAGTGTCGTAATGAGAAATGAAGCCAATAGTAGGCGTTTCTTTTTTAGTATTGGAAGGCAAGGTAGCATAAATATATCCCTTATCGTCCATCTCTACGTCCTTTAGGCCTTCAGCTTCAAGCTCTTCCTTTAGGTATTTAGCAAAAATAAGTTGTTTGGAAGTACTAGGTACGGTTTCTGAATCCTCAGCTGACTGAGTATCAAACTTTGTGTAATTAATAAATCTTTCAGTGATATCCATATAGCAAATAAATATAAATTCGTAAATAATTATTCGTTGTTCACCCTCAGATAGCCTTACTCTCTGTATCAGTTAATAGGCTTCTTAGGTGTCAAAGAATGATGAATAATGATCAAATAGCTGAAACTTTAGGATATGGATACTTAAAGTTTAGCGTTCAAAGATCGTGTGACCCCGGCGGGACTCAAACCCGCGACACTCAGAACCGGAAACGAATGTTCGAAAATTATTAACTTGTTTATAATCATCTTGTTATATAATTCTGAATGTTATTTCAGTCAATTATTAGTCAATTATTCTACTTCTTCTAATTTTTTCTGTAGCAGCTTCCTGTCTTCTAAAAGCATATCCATAAGCCTTTCTTTAAGCTCTTGTGCTTTAGTGAACTGCGTTTGATATACTTCCATTTGGTCTTGCATTCTGTTGATTTGGTGTTGTAATCGCTCGATAACAGTCGCCTGAGCTGCTATTATATTGTCTTGGCTGGCCTGTAGTTCCTAATCTATATAGCTTTCGTCGCCATATTTGAAAATGACATCACGGCCAGCCTTATTTCTGTTATTAGAATCGCTGATATTTCCCTTTTCTACACTTGCTTTTTGATAGTTCTCCATATATTATACAATTCTTTGGCTAACTATACGGATAGCTTGCCACATTCCTCTTATTTCGTTGTTCTCGATGTCGACCTGCCCATATACAGGATTGTCGGCTTTTAACGTCAGTATGTTTTTATCAAACAAGCTGTTTTTGAGAATTCGTTTAATGGTTAGAGTTTTCCCATAGACTACAAAAACAACCCCTGATGCATTTTCCCATCTCTCTTCTGGAATAAGTTTAGCTAAAACCTTTGACCTATCAGGGATATTTGGTGTCATGCTATCACCGTCAATTTGGAACACCTTATATTCTGATTCGTTCAGCTTTTCGCCCTCCTCTGTCATAACCCCATATGTCTCTGTTTCGTAGGCGGTATCGTACAAACTTTCCACGAATGACGCTTTGGCGTTTATCGGAACATATGGTACATTAACCAATTCTTCTCGCAAGTATGGCATAACGGCTTTAGCATTGCTTGTGTTACGTCTTTCGATAGTTCTGTTATTGGAATTTATAACACTGCCACCTGCAATAATGGACTGATTGTTGTCTTTCAACTTTTGTGTGTTCCCTATTATCCTATTATGGAACATAGGGCCTTCACCATTGACTAACCAACTATATGGTACGTCAAGGCTCTCGCATATCGCCTTTATAAGGTTTGTAGGCACTTTCCTGTCTTCTTTAAGAACTTTAGATAAGTTCGATTGATTGAAACTTATCATTTTGGCGAACTTAGACGGAGATACGTTTTTGTGTTCGATGAGCAGTTTAATTCTCATCACAATTTCCTTATTCTCCATGTTTAAATGTTTTTATTTGTTAAAAGAACTATATTTTTTGAACTATGCTTGCGATTTAAGTTCAAAAGAACTATCTTTGCCGTTGCATTTGTGCAGAATGCGGAAAGATATCACTAAATTTCCCATTTGGGGATTTTAGATTTTCCCCTCTGGCCGCCGCCTCTTTTGGTGTTTTTTTTTTTTAAATCCACCCGCCTCTATTCTACCTTTCACGACCACAGCCACCTTGGGGTAGTCTTATTTCTCGCAAAGGGAGCAAGCGAGGGCGCAGGATATGAGTGAGGATGCGCTGCAAGACGATGACAATATCGGAATGCCTCATGTCATTTGTTGGATTTGTCTTAACAAGTGGGCGAAGAACGGCGACGAGAACTCTCGGTATAAAGTTCAGAGCAAAATCCCTCCCACTATGGGTAAGGGTGGATTCTGCTCTTTTCGACTCCTCTTCCTCTGGTATGTTTAATCTTTAATTATTATAGTTGGGGCGCAATTTTTATGAATGAATTAAGAATTTTTGAAAACCCACAATTTGGGAAAGTTAGAACGGCAGGAACGACGGATAATCCATTATTTTGCCTTGCTGATGTGTGTAATGCTCTTGGACTGCAACAAGGGCACGTAAGGGAACGACTTGATAAGGGGGTCGTTTCAACCGAACCCCTTGTAACGGCAGGAGGTGTACAAAATGCGAACTTTGTAAATGAAGACGGATTGTACGATGTAATCCTCGATAGCCGTAAACCCGAAGCGAAAGCCTTTCGTAAATGGGTTACTAAGGAGGTTTTGCCGTCAATCCGTAAGCATGGTGCATATATGACGGATAACATCATTGAACGCACGCTAACCGACCCCGACTATCTTATCCAACTCGCCACGGCTCTCAAGGACGAAAGGCAGAAACGTATTGAGGCGGAACAATCTGTAAAAGCCGCTCAACCTGCTATCACCTTTACTAAAGCGGTCAGCGGTTCTGTTTCTTCCTGCTTGATTGGTGAACTCGCAAAGCTAATCAATCAGAACGGCACTCCTATGGGAGAAAAGCGACTTTTCCAATGGATGCGAGATAACGGCTATCTCGGCACGAAAGGAGAACGCTACAACATTCCTAATCAGAAGTATGTTGATATGGGCTTATTTGAACTTAAAAAGGGCGTTAGAAGTGGTAAGAATGGTGTGCTGCACACGACTATCACAACGAAAGTAACGGGCAAAGGGCAGGTTTACTTCGTTAACAAGTTCAGTAACCATTAGAAATCGGTTGTATCAATAAGTCAAAGAATGAGCATATTTGATATGCTCTTTTTTATATATAAAAGGTGTATTTGTAAACTAACCTATCGAAACGTTAAATAATAGTTAAATGAACTAATATTCTCTGCAAATATTTGCAGTATAAGTTCAAATGAACTATCTTTGCATTGTAAACGACTTAGAACAGCGACAAAGATAAGTAATTTAGTCTGAACTGACAAGCGTTTACAGCGATTTTTGAACTATTGACACAAAAAAGCGTTGAAAATGAAATGGTATAAGTGAGACTAAAAATCCGTGACCTTATATCGGGCAGAATTAAACGTAAATCATACGATGATGGTCAAGAAAAACCTCTTTACTTGGTTGAGTAGGCTGGATAGGGGTCAGTCTCGCCAAATCGGACTATATAACGCACGCTGCGCATAAAGGCGCTACGGTCGAACTGGGCGTGCGTACGAACTTAAAACTAAAATGATTATGAAAAAATTAGTTGAACAGCTTGCAGTTAAATGTTTGGAAGCGATAGAAGACGCCGCATGTAACGCATACGAATTCGAAACAATCGGGTGTCGCGCATCAATCGAGTTGAGTAACGAGCGATTTGATGTAATCGAAATTGATTGTGACAAAAGTGGCGAATTAGAAATAATGATAAGCCATAAACACTCGGAATACCCAAATATTGAGGGTGCTATTGCGGATTATATATATAAAAAAATAGACCTGCGCGAAACATGGTTTCAGAACATTGGTAAATACGAAGATGAAGAATGCGATAACGGATTAGACCCAAGCTTCGCGTCTTGGCAAGATTTTAATGATTATATGTATAGGTAATATGTGGTTTGGCAAAAGAAACAAATTATTCTCATTGCTATGTGGTGAGGATTTTTCAAACAAGGAAGTTATATATGCGCATTTGGTAGTCACAGCAGTTATATTGGTTTGCTGCGTTGCCGAGTGGTTGGCATGGTAAAAAATAAAACTATGAAAATTACAAGTAAATTTAATATTGGTGACCGTGTAATTGGTATTGATTATAACCGTCAATTACAAGCTTTCGAAGTTGCTAAAATCTCCATATCGGTTAAGGCCGACAACGTTGAAATTGATTATTACCCTTCTGATGGAAGGGGGGGGTATGAATTCGTGACATTCAACGAAAAATATTGTTTCGACACGATAAATGATGCCACTGATTATATTGTAGGTGGTCTAACATATGCGTAATGCTTTTATCATGCTTGCCCGAGAGGGTAGGCATGAGTTCGGTGACAAGACGGGGTCAGGTATGGTATTAACGTCTTATGTTTTATCTTCAAATCTTCAATCCTCGCAGGTTCGACTCCTGCTGTCACCACAATTTAATCAACAAAAAATGGAAAGAACATTAAAAGAAAGGGAATACAGTTACGCAGGACTGTTTAAACACGTAGGGAAAGGAAATAGGTTGCATGTCCCATTAGATTGTTATGCAGTTAGTGGGGTGCAGGTTGAGTGTACACGGCAGAATAAATATGCAGGTTGTGACCCTATGAACAATAAATTCACGACGAACACGACAGAGAAGAAAGGGTATATTACTATTGTTCAAAGGTATTAATATGAACATTGCAATAAATGAACTTGGTGGGATTATAGCTGATTTCGTTAGGGTCGGGTATAACTCTGCCGTAGCGGACTATGACCCTCCGCAAGACAAATTAAGGTTGTCAGAAGTCAAGAAATGGATTAAATTCCGAAATATAGAGTTAAAGACGTTTCAAGAATTAGAGAAAAAGGGGTTAATCCACGCTCGCAAGGGTGGTTCTGTAAACTCTCCTTTGTATTATTCAAAAGCCGAAATACAGAAAGCATTTGCGACAATGCGAGTAAATAAATTATTTGTAAACGATAAAATAAAAGATTATGGAAAAGAACAAAAAGAATACTGACAACTTTATGGAGAACCCTAACTTGTCAGTATTTAACAAAGTAAGAAAAGTGCCGCAGACGGCATTAAAGCAGATTGGCGCTGGTCGATTGAAGGGCATGTCGGACATAAATCCCGTATGGCGTATTCTTGCCATGACAGACACATTCGGCGTATGTGGTGTCGGCTGGAAATATGAGATTGAAAAGCAATGGTCAGAAACGTTCGGAAACGAGATAAAAGGCTTTTGTAATATCAATCTGTATGTGAAAGTTGATGGTGCATGGAGTGACGCTATTCCTGGCACTGGTGGCGCTTCTTTTGTTACTATGGAGCGCAATGGAGCATACGTAAGCGACGAAGTGTATAAAATGGCATTAACGGACGCGCTTTCGGTGGCTATGAAGTCACTTGGCGTGGCTGCTGACGTGTATTTTGCAAAAGGTGTTGACTTAGGGACGAAATATGCCATTGATGAGCAAGCTGCGAACGGCCAACTTATAACTCCGATAATAGACCCTAACTTAGAATCCGTAATTGCAAATATCAAAGTAGCATCATCAATCGACCAACTATCCCATATTTGGAATGAGTGTTATGCTTATCAATCTAATGCAGCCTTTGTTGCCGCTTTGACATCACGTAAAAAAGAACTAAAATCAGCATGAAAATAACATTAAATAATAGTGGTGTCATCTTTAATCAAGAAGAGCACCGATATTTTCTTGATGGAAAGGAATTAAGCGGCATAACAGGATTATTGCAAAAGCATATATTCCCTGACAAGTATAAAGATATACCAACGAAGAGGTTAAATCGAGCAGCTGAACGCGGCACAATGGTACACGAGAGTATTGAATTACTTGATGGTGGCTTTGAGCCAGCCGAATATACTCCAGAACTCTTGAATTATAAGCGTATCAAAGAAGATAATAATCTTGATACTATTTCGAACGAGTACTTAGTTACGGATAATGAACATTTTGCAAGCGCTATAGACCTTGTGATGCTTGGTGCAAGTGGCGACATTGCTCTTGCGGATATTAAAACAACCTCCGTATTAGACAAAGAATATGTAAGGTGGCAACTTAGTCTATATGCTTATATGTTTGAATTGCAAAACCCAGAATTAAAGGTGAGCAAACTGTACGCATTGTGGCTTCGTAACGAAAAATCAGAACTTGCAGAGGTTGAACGTGTCGATACGGTTATCGTTAAAGACCTCCTACAATGCGAGGTTGATGGACGAGATTTTGTAAATCCACTTGCTAAAGCCGATATCAATGTTCCTGCTGAAATAAAAAATGCAGAAATAAATGTATATAATTTGGTAAATGAAATAAAGAAGCTTGAAACTCAGAAAAAAGAACTTTCTAAGGGGCTTTTAAAGCTTATGCAAGATAATAAAATAAAGTCTTACAAAGGGGAATACATTACTCTCTCACGAATAGCAGCCAGCACACGCGAAGATATTGACAAGAACAAACTCAAAGAGAAATATCCCGAAGCTTATGCAGCTTGCATGAAAGTTACGAACATTTCAGAAAAATTACAAATTAGATAATTATGACGAATCAAATTACAGGTAAGATTATGGTGATAGGGCACACCGCGTCTATTCCATCAAAAGACGGAAGTAAGACATACAACAAGCGTGAGATTATTCTTGATGCGACAAAATTCGACCCTTATACAGGCGAACGTGGGTATGAGAACTACCCATCTTTTGAGTTTGGGGGAGACAAGTGTGCAGAACTTGACCAATTTTCTGTTGGCGAAATTGTAACTATCTCCTTTGATTTACAAGGCACGAAGTATGAGAAAGACGGACAGACACGCTTCTTTACTCGTATTCGAGGTTATAAGGTGGAACGTAGGCACGTACAGAATGCATCTACGCAGACACCACAATATACTCAATCACAAGATAACGACATGCCATTCTGATGTTATATGACACATCTAACCCACTTGACAAGGCTAATTTCCTGCTTCGTGCTAAGAAGTTAGCCGAGAGTGAGAAAATCGTTGAACTGACAGAGAAGAAGCCAAGGCGCAGCTTGCCACAAAATAAGTACTTGCACGTGATATTGGCTTATTTTGGCACGCAAACAGGTAATACGCTTGAATGGGTTAAGCAGCAATATTATAAGAAACTTGTAAATCCCGACTTGTTTATCCGCGAAAAGGAAGATAAGTACTTAGGAAAGATAAAGGTGCTTAGAAGCAGTGCCGACCTTGATACAAGCGAATTTAGTTTGTCAATCGAAAGGTTCAGAAATTGGGCGGCGCAAGAAGCTGGCATTTATATTCCATCGGCAGACGAGGCTATGCTCGTTCAGCAGATGGAGATAGAAATAGAACGAAACAAAGAATTTTTATAAAACAATGGGAATAATTAACAAAAATGCAAATCTTTACAATCGTAGAGGTAAACTAATAGCAATCGCAGGTTGCTATCAGAAAGATTATCATGGCAGTTTTATGCCAGAGACAGTAGGAAGACTTTTTCACAAAACAAATAAAAGAAAGAAGCAATGAGAAGCAAAACTACTTCTTGGTTTGAGACCAAGGTGCGTTACGATAAGACCATGGAAGATGGTCAGAACAAAAAGCTTACAGAGGCTTACACCGTAGAGGCGTTGAGCTTTACGGAAGCAGAGAGTTTCATAACAGAAGAAATGTCGCACTATATCAGCGGCGAATTTGACGTGAAAGCGATTACTCGTGCTCCTTATGGTGAGATTTTCTTCAGCGATGCCGACAGCGATGACAGATGGTATAAAGCAAAACTTGCATTCATTACCATTGATGAAAAGACAGAGAAAGAAAAACGTTCCAACGTTGTCTATCTTGTTCAGGCTGAAAGTCTTGACAAGGCTCGTCAATACGTAAAAAACGTAATGGCTAAAACAATGATTGATTACGAGGTGGTTTCTATTTCAGAAACACCTATAATGGACGTATTTGAGAAAACTAAATAAAAAGAGTTCAACAAGTGGGGAAGCGTCCCCACGCCTGCTTTGGTGGTGGAATTGGTAGACACAATTTAACTGCAATAGAGTATGTCCAACCTCTACGTTAAACAATAAAGGGTTTCGAGATTGGAGAATCTTGCGATGCAGGTTCGAATCCTGCCCAAAGCACATTGTTTCTTAGTTTCATAATCTTTTGTGTTGTACTTTACCCCCGCCCCGCGGGGGGGGGGCATTTCGATGTATGGTGTAATGGTAGCACAACAGATTTTGATTCTGTTGGTGGTGGTTCGAGTCCGCCTACATTGACTAAATTTTATAATTATGTATAATAATCATTTACAGCTCCAAGACTTACAAGTAGGTGATTGGGTGCAAGAAATTAACGATATAACGGGTAAGCCTTCAATGCCCATGTATGTGTCAGCAATCTTTGAAAGTGGACACGTTTACCTTGACTTTGATGGAAACGATGGTGACGTTTGGGAAGCCGATATAAAAGATGTTGCCCCTATCGAAATCAACGAGAATGTGCTTGTTGGTTTCGATTTTAGAAAAGAAATAATCGGGACAAGCCTTACACACCCGAATGATGGGAACGAATTAGGAATAGCGTTCAACGATGAACGCAACTATTGGAATGCAGGTACGAATAATCAGCCTTATGCGTTCATTAATTGTAATTATGTCCACGAGTTGCAGCATCGGGTTTTCGATATTACTCACAAGCCGTTAAAACTTGTTTGGAAAGGTGTTTAATATTAGTTTTAATTATGCCATACTATATTAAAAAAAAATCAGACAAGCCAAAGAAACGGCAAGCAAGCCAAGCTACTTTGGTAAAGAAACTGGATAAGGTATTTAGTCAGTACATTAGATTGCGAGACGCTTTCCCTAACGGCACGTTCCGTTGCATATCGTGCGGAAAGATAAAGCCATTCGACCAATCCGACTGCGGGCATTACCATTCGAGAAGACATATGTCAACCCGCTTCGATGAGGAGAATTGCAATAGCGAATGTAGATTTTGTAATAGATTTTCAGCCGACCACCTTATCGGGTATCGTGAGAACCTTATCCGAAAGATAGGAATACAACGATTTCAGTTGTTAGAAGTTAAAGCGCACAGTACAAAGAAATGGGCTTGCTTTGAACTTGAACAGCTAATAAAATATTATTCGGTTTTAGTAAAGAAATTGAGTGAAGAAAAAGGAATAAAAATATAGATATGGAATACTTAGAATTTCTTAAAACAAAGCAAGTAAAGATACAGAAATCGGGGTTTAATGTCGAAGATAAAGACTTAAACCCTATTTTGTTTGATTTTCAGAAATACTGTGTAAAGAAAGCTCTATCAGCTGGTAAATACGCACTATTCGAGGATTGTGGGCTTGGCAAAACACTTCAGCAGTTAGAATGGGCAAAGCACGTTTCAGAACACACGAATAAACCTGTACTTATTCTTGCTCCTTTGGGTGTTATTCATCAGACAATTAAAGAGGGTGCAAAGTTTGGATATAATGTTTCTGAGATTAGTTTAACGGTGTTTGACCAGGACTTAAAAGCAGGCATATATATCACGAATTACGATAACTTAGAAAACATTGATGCGTATTTATTTGGCGGCGTGGTGCTTGATGAAAGTTCTATATTAAAGAATTTCAATGGCAAGACAAAGCAGCAGCTTGTAGATGATTTCAACGAAACACCCTATAAGTTATGTTGTACGGCAACACCGTCACCAAATGACACTATGGAGTTATGCAACCATGCTGAGTTCCTTAACGTAATGACACGTAACGAAATGCTTGCAATGTACTTTGTTCATGACGGTGGTAATACATCATCATGGAGATTGAAAGGGCATGCTGAGCGTTCTTTTTGGGACTTTGTATCAACGTGGGCGGTAATGTTAACTTCTCCTTCTGATATTGGATTTGACGGCTCTAAATACATTCTTCCTAATCTCAACATTGAAGAAGTATTTATTGAAACAGAAAAGCGAGATAATGGAATGCTTTTCAACGATATTGCAGTATCTGCTACTACGTTTCACAAAGAGTTAAAAGCCACGCAGAACGAACGTATGGAAAAGGTTGCAGAGTTGGTTAACAACTCAAATGAACAATTCATCGTGTGGATTGGTCATGATGACGAGGGCAAGATACTACGTTCACTTATCCCCGATGCAGTCGAGGTGAAAGGTAGCGATACAAAGCAATTCAAAAAAGAGAATTTGCTCGGTTTTGCTGATAATAAGTTTAGAGTACTTATTACCAAATTAAAGATTGCGCAATATGGACTTAACTATCAGAATTGCCATAATCAAGTATTTGCATCGCTTGATTTCTCCTTTGAAGCAACCTATCAAGGCATCAGACGTTCGTATCGCTTCGGACAAAACAAAGAGGTTAATATATTCCTTATTGTCACCGATACTATGCAGAACGTTAGAAAGTCAATCATTGAGAAACAAAACGCTTTCCTCAATATGCAAAAGAAGATGAGTGAAGCAACAAACCGAAATGTTAAGAATTTAATCAAGCTGACCCAAATGGAAATAGAAAAGAATTACAAATCAGATAAGTGTGATATACGTCTTGGCGATTGTGTACAACTTATAAAGGATATTCCTGATGAGAGTGTAGGATTTTCCATATTCTCACCACCATTTGCAGAACTTTATACATATTCTGATAAGTTGGAGGACATGGGCAACTCAAAGGATTATAAAGAGTTCTTTATCGCTTTCAACTTCCTCGTAAAGGAGTTGTATCGTGTCCTTTGGAGTGGTCGTAATATTGCCGTTCATTGTATGGACTTACCTATTCAGAAAGGCAAAGAAGGTTATATAGGGCTTCGTGATTTCTCGGGCATGATACTCAAAGCATTTCAAGATGCAGGGTTTGTCTATCATTCACGTGTCACTATTTGGAAAAACCCCGTAACTGAGATGCAACGTACAAAGGCTCTTGGGTTGCTTCATAAGCAAGTGAAGAAAGATAGCGCAATGAGCCGTGTGGGCATCCCTGATTATCTTCTTGTTTTTAGAAAAGAGGGAGAACACGACCACCCAATACATTGCGGTATTGATGTCGACACTTGGCAGAAATACGCATCGCCTGTATGGATGGATATTGACTATTCAAATACGCTTAATGCAACGGCAGGGCGTGAAAGCAATGATGAAAAACACGTATGTCCTTTACAACTTGACACAATCAAGCGAGCTATTACCCTTTGGAGCAATGAAGGGGACACGGTGTTAACTCCTTTCTTAGGTATTGGTTCAGAGGTATATCAATCTATCCTATTAAATCGTAAGGGCATAGGCTTTGAGTTGAAAGATAGCTACTTTGCGGAGGCGGTGAAGAATTGCAAAAAGGCAGAGTGTGATGTTTCTCAAAAGTCATTGTTTGACGCAGTATGATAAAACTTGATGATAAGTTTACCATTCGATATTCCCCCCACGAGCAGCTTGTAATGTTACGGCTAATCGTGGGGGCTGATGATGACGGCATTTCACGCACAAGTTATCGAAATCTTGCTAATGATTGCGGATTGTCCCTACAAACTTGTAGGAATGTTTTATCATCACTTGCTAACAAAGGAGATATAGATACGATTGCCAACCCGAAAGGGACATTCTTTGTCGTGAATAGGTGTGATGATTATCGCTTTGGTAAGAAGAAAACAACCGAGCAATCAAAGCAGGTTTTAACATCCTTACAAGCAAAATGTAATGACCGAGAGAAAGCTTTTGAAAAGAGCCTTATCCCTTTCGTTTCTTCACGTGGTGGCACTTATGAGCCTACGATGATACGTGCTTTCTTCAACTATTGGACAGAAAGGAACAAATCAGGCACAAAGATGCGCTTTGAACTTGAAAAGACGTGGGAAACATCAAAGAGGTTACAGACGTGGGTAAGCAGGGAGAAGGTACAAAAGAGTACCACCGCCCTCAAATCATCTGAAATGAATTACGACAAAGATAATGATTGGTAAATGGAACAAATAAATTTTAAAGCAACCATAGATAGGTTAAGCGATACAACATACAAGCCATTACCTGATAAGGTGCAAATCAGTGTACCGAGTGCAGGAACGCACCTTAAAGGAGGATTAAAGTATTTCTGTGGTGATGGTGCAAAGTGGAATACTGACTATGAAAAGATAGTCCAGTGGCTCACTGACAACAAAGGAAAAGGACTAATGCTCGTTGGGGGGTGTGGTGTTGGTAAATCTCTGATAGGTATGAGGATTATACCTTTACTTCTTAACCACTATTGCCGTAAGGTGGTAACAATCTGCACGGCAAATGAACTCAACAAGTCACCCGATGATATTATCCGAAATCACATTATCTACATTGACGATGTGGGAACGGAGGATGTATCAAATATCTACGGCAATAAGCGAGTGCCATTTGCAGAACTCGTTGATGCAGCGGAAAGGGACGGAAAGTTACTAATGTTCTCCACCAACTTAGACGAAGAACATTTAAAAGCTAAATATGGTGATAGGGTGGTTGATAGGCTTCACGCTATCACAAGAAGAGTAACGATAACGGGTGATTCAAATAGGAGGTAAATAAATGAAAAGATATTTATGTCCCCAATGCTATGGACGTGGTGGGTGGTATATGCCTATATGGGACAATGGTATAGAGGTTGGTCAGAAGTGGTATTCATGCCCAAAGTGTAAAGGAAGAAAAAGAAAGTTATGAGTATGGAAAAGAAATATTTAGCAGAAGAGTACGCTACTGCAAGATTACAAGGCAGACTAAGCGGAAACGAGGTATCATTTTCAGAAAACAAAGTCTTCACCGAAGAAGATATCAAGGCGGCTTTCAACGCAGGTCGTGAGAGCGTAGTTGAGAGTATACCAGAGTTAGAGTGGGTAGAGACAACCTATAATTTAGAAGATTATTTCCTTTCATATAATAACGGCTGGAGCTACAGTATCTTTTTTAGAGATGGTGCATTTCAGGTGCATGTCAACTGCAGTTATATTGGACAATATATATTACTTGCTGCGGCCAAGCAGGCAGCTAACGAGGACTACAAGAAACGAATTAAACAAGTATTGGGATTATGACAATATTAGAGTTACAGAAAAGACTTCAAGAGGCATACGAAAAGTATGGAGACATTAGCGTGTCTATCCAAAACGGAGACGATGGCGGAGACTACTTCGGCTGGCGAGAAGCTGAAAACACAGAAGTCGAGGGAGAATTCCCAAACCGAGAGATAGTTATATATTAATATGAAATGCCATTACGAAAAGATTAAAGGTGTCGGCAAAGTTCTTATCCCCGGTTGTATGGCAGTAGCTGTAAGTAACGACATTGAACGCTGTACCTGTCATAGCACGACCTATGAGAGTTTTGAGCGTGACCGCTACAATGTAGAGGTTAAACGCTTGAAAGGTATCATTACCAAACTCGAAGAAGAGAATGAGTGTTACAGAAAATTATTAGAACGAAACGAGATAGAGTTATGAGCAAATTTATTCCACGCAAGATTAAAAAGGCTTGCAAAGCATACGGAAATGATGTGCCACTTAAAACAAAGTGGTTGCGACATGTACGTAACCAAGTTTCAGGTCGAATAGATAAGTATCTACCATACATTGGAGATTATGAAACCACGTTTTCTACTAAGTATGGAGAATTATTAAGCGAGTATATTGATTATGGAGCATTTTTTTGAAATTTCAAATACATGTAAACTATGAACAGAGAAGACGAAATAACCAAAGCATCGTTAGACTTTAGTCCTTGTTTTGAATATAGAAGAGAAATATTTATTAAGGGCGCAAAGTGGGCAGACGAGCATCCATCGTGGAAGAATATAATCAAAGTGTGGAACTTAGCAACAAAGACTGCTATCGCCCAAATCAACAGGGATATGCCTTACTTTAAGTCGGAAAAAGAAATTAAAGAATTTATTAATAAGAAGTTAAACCTATGACTACACAAGAAGAAATAGATGAGTTATTCATTGACACATTAGAAGGTATAATACAAAGGTGTGAAAAGATAACACCTGCTAACGTAGCTCACTATGTTATACCTATAAAAGGTGTGTGCCAAAGTATGATACAATTCTATAAAGAGAATCCTGTAACCCCTTGGCACTCTGTGAAAGATGGTGATTTACCTAAAGCAGGAAATAACAATGGAGAAGATATTTCTTTTATTGTAAAAACAAAGGGAGGAAGGCAACATATTGCTTGTTTTGTAAAATGGTTTGATGAAGAATATCGTACATATAGATATGACTTTTTTAACAACTCAGATTGTCTTCTCGATGTGGACTATTGGATGGAGATACCCAAGTTACCAACACAACAAACAGAATAATTATGATTAAGAAACTAACTTGTAAACTATTCGGACACGTACACGTTGAGGAAATGTACGCAGCCCCACTCGCTTACCAAGAACACAGGTACGTAGTGATAAAGGAGTGTAATTGCGCTCGTTGTGGGAAAAACATATCTTTTAAAATGAGCGAACCAAAATCACGTGTACAGATGTTACAGGAGGGTTGGTTTATACAGTCCGAGCCTATATGTATTTCACGTCCGTATGCGAAGTATAAACAAGGTAATTGGAGGATTGCAAGATGATTAAAGCATTATTGTCATTGTGTGCCATTTCCTTCATAGTCCTTTATATGGCATTTGCTTTCATTAATTGGGATATAGCGTGGGTGCCGCACGTAGATATGATTGCAAGATGGTTTTTCGTCTTGCTTTTTGTAGCATTTTTTCTCATGTTTTCATTGGTTTATTTGGAGAGTAAAGATAAAAGATGAAGAAAAACAGTATGGTATCAATGTCAGATATAGAAAATGGTCGGTATTATTGGGAAACGGAAGATTCTCATGCAAATAATACGGAAAGCGCAAACGATTTTATAGAAAATGAGTTGCCACCAAATGTAGATGTTTATTTCCAAGATGAAAATTATTTGGAATTTATATTTGAAGATGGTAAGTATTATTCTGCAACCATATTCGGCAATGGTGACTTTACTCACCATCAAGCTAATTTTGAATTTATAAAATAAATAAAAAAGTAGTATGAAAAGAGAAATATTATTCAGAGCAAAATGCTCTGGCAATTGGCGTTATGGAAGCTATGTACATCTTGATAAAAAGCCAATTCACGATTGTTATAATGATAAATATAGAGATTTCATTGTAACAAACGGAGTGTATGGCGAGCATTATTATCCTATTACAGAGCTATCTTCCATTGGTCAGTACACGGGTCTGAAAGATACCTACGGAAAGGAAATCTACGAGGGGGATATTTTACGTTTTCGAGTACTTGATGGCACTATACGATATTTTGTAGTAGAATGGGCAAGTGAAGATAGAATATTAAGACCGTTGTCTAATTTTGTGCCAGATGGCAACCCTATCCGTATAAGCGGTTGGTGTTTAAATTGGAGAGGATACCGTTTATACCCGACGGTGATAGGCGGTGTGCCTGACAACGAGGTGATGGATATCGTAGGCAACGTAACGGATACCCCAGAATTAATGGAGCAAAGCGTATGAAAAAGATAATGTTTAATGATAAGTATTGCCTAACGCAGGCGGTGCTTGACGGGACAAAGACTATGACACGGCGAGTAGGACCACTGTCATTATTGGATAAATATGATGCTTGGTACGAGGATTTTCTCTACAAGCAAATAGGCTTAGAAGAATACCTGTCAGTAGAGGAGTATGTGTTAAATCTCACAGCTTACAACATCGGTGAAATCGTGGCGATAGCGCAGTCATACCATACCCTCAACAAGAGCGGACATACTGCTCCAGAATGGCTCGACCATGTGTGTGAGAGTTCCGCTGGATATGAGAATAAGATGTTTGTCCGTGCCGACCTAATGCCCCACCATATCAGAATTACCGATGTTAAGGTGGAACGCTTACAGGACATATCAAATGAAGATTGTCTTCGTGAGGGAATTAGGTATTATCATTCTTCTGATAAAAGGTGGTCTAATGATAGTGGATATGGTTATCATATACCTAAAAATGGATTACACCTGTTTGATACTCCTTATGAAGCATTTGCTAATCTCTTTGAGAGAATAAGTGGTAAAGGTACATGGGATAGTAATCCGTTGGTGGCTGCGTATAGTTTTGAATTAGTAGATTAAGGCATGGAAGATTTAAATAAAATTGCTACAGAGATAGCATTGCATACAGAGAATATGTTAGAGGGCTTAAATTACCAACTAAAAGAGTGGAATCGTCATCAAGGCAAATCACGCGCAGGGTCAACACCCTACGCAAGTAAAAGGAAAAAGAAACGTAAAAAGTAAATATTATGAAGAAATACACAATAGAACTGACCGAGAAGCAGCTAAAGGGACTTGCTTATGCTTGTCAGGAAACGGACAGATTAATTCTTGGACAGCTTGATATTCCTTTGCAAGATGTCTGTATGGCTGCATGGGAGAAATTATACGCAGGCAATCCACAATCGTGGATGATGGAGCATAGGCAAAAAACACTTGACATTGTCAGGGAGCGCATCAAACAACTACAAGAGCTATGCTGGGGATTAAAGAATGGAGAATATAATGGAGTAGGCTATGACGATTTTGCAGATATGCTTTTTGATATGCAAAAAGTTATAGAGCATGCTCTGTGGTTAGATAAGTCTGAGGAGAGCAGAAACCATTTCACAAACAATGCTTTTCCACCTAATCAGATAAGCAATGAACCATTAATGACAATCAATTCAAAATAACTATGAAAGTAGAATTTCAATGCGGTGATACAATCACCATTCCTGATGGTTGCAGAGCAATCGTTAAGGACGGAAGTGTAGTATTTGAGAAATTGCAAGAGTTTAAGGACGGGGATATACTTGTATCTATTGTAAACGGTCATAGACATAATGCTTTTATTTATAAAAATACAGATATAAGAGGTTTTCATTCTTACTATATTGGATTGAATATGGACAACCTTATTAGTATCGATAATTCAGACAGCAAATGGGGTAATGCAAATTTATCATATGCCACAGAGAGCGAAAAACAACAACTCTTTGATTTGATGAATAAAAAAGGCCTAAAATGGAACGCAGAGGAGAAGCGAGTGGAGAAGATTAGGTGGAGAGCGAAAGAGGGGGAACACTATTCCTTATTAGATAGATTAACATTTAAAGTGGATTGTTATACGGAAAGGTTCGACGAGATTGATACAAAACTTTATAATAGCGGCAACTACTTTCGTACTAATGAGCAAGCCGAAGAGGCTGCAAAGCGTGTGAAAGAAGTGTTGCGCAAGTACCACGAGGAGATAGGAGAATAGATTATGGAAAAGAATACAGCAGAAATAGCAAGAGACTTGCTTGTAGAACTTGAGAGGTTAGTAGACATAAAGACCCATATAGAAGCAGAGCCACAGCATTGGTGGTCGTTTCTTACGCCCGACATGTACAGCAAAGAGGGTCTTATAATGCCTGATATATTGCGGACAGAATTTGTGAAAGCTGTTGACAACAGCATTGAACAGGTAAACAAGTTAATAGAAGAATTATAAAACGAATGGACGAAAAAAGTTATACGAATATGCGGCAGGGGCTTGTTATAAAGGTCCTTGCCATAGACCCCAAGAAGAGGAAATTCTTCCCACGCACTCTTAATGCGCGATTAAGAAGTATCGCGCGATTAGATGCAGAATACACGCAACAGGAATACAACACCTGCTTTGAAGCAGTTTTAAAAGAATTTGACCTAAAACCAAATGAAAAAGCCAATAAAAACTAACTATACGCCTGAACAGATTATGTATGTAGGCTCGCACTCAAAGGAGATTACAGAAGGCTATAACGATGCTGCAAAACGCTTTTTTGAGGGCATTTTACCAATCGTCTACGTGGCCTATGAAGAGGTGTTAGACGTAATAGACGAACTTGATAATCGTAAAATGCGGTTTGGAAATTGGACTAAGCCTATTGTCAGAGAGGGAGAAATGCTGGAGTCTTTTATATCAAAGATAGGTAACAGTGTTGCGCCCATGCTATACGATTATTTTGTACAATTAAGAAAGCTTCTGTCCCATGATATTTCGTCTATGAGAGCAACTGCTATATTATGGTTTCGCCAAAATAACTACGCAGACCCTGAAATAAAAGGACGCTGCCAAGTTGCTTATGCCATGCTTGATTTTGCAGTGGCTTTTTATAATAAGTTCTTTGAGTTCCTCCGTGAGCAATATATTTTAGACTTTCGCCCCGATTTTCGATGGGCGGACCTTTCAGAATCACTCCGCCTACTTGGGAATATCTGTGACTCTGTATGCTCTGCGAAAAAGCGACCGCTAAAGATAAGCGAAAGCTATGCCCTACAAAAGGAGATTGAGCGCTACTCGGACCATATCACTTCGCAAGAATTTTGCAACAAGGCAGGGTTACAGGCTTTACGATGGAATGGTTTTGAAGACGATGCGAAAAGATTTGAGCAAAAAGAAATGGGAATTGACAAACTGGGTGAGAAATTTAAGCTAAAGAAAAATGAAAAGAATAAGTCTTAAAGAGGTACTGCCACGTTATTATCAGTTGTCAATTGACGAGAAGAAGCTGTATATGCCTTATTCGCAACTCGAGGAACTGTTAGAGGAAATACAAAAGGTGGTAAAAAATAAATAGGCGGGCTTTAACGGCTCGCCTTTTTTGTTTATACCAAATCTATATTTTTCCCAAAAACCTCTGCAATCTTTTGTAGGGTATCAAGCCCCACAGAGTATGTACCTTGCTCGATACGGCTTATATGATGTTGCTTTAGCCCTGCAGCAAAAGCAAGCTGGCTTTGCGTTAGTCCATTTTCTTTGCGCAGTTCTGCAATTCTCGCGCCCATCTGTATGCGCCCATCTTCTGCGTCTGTGGGTTGTACATCGTAGATAGGATTAGGCATTTCTACCTCACAATATGCTACATTTTGCTTATCGACCCACACGGCATGTCCGTAATGCGATTCGGGGTGTTTGCAGGTGGCCTTAACACTGACCACCTGCCCATTTATTTTGTTAATCAACTTTGCCATAATCTGTAATTAATTACGGTTAATAAGACCTATTGCGTACATGCGACTGTCGTTGTTATAACTCATAGTTGTCTGTTGTACAGTGTCGCATACCTCACCGTCGCATACGACAAGCAACTCGCCGTCTTTTAGATTTTTTATAGCTGTATATATTGCTTTGTGGCTATCAACAAAGGCACTCAACTCGTCCAAGTCCTCAAATTCGGATAGCATGTCCTCTACTTCGTTTGCGTAATAATCTTCTGCGTCCTCTTTTGTGTAGGTTTCGCAACCTTCGCCGAAGTCTGCACTTTCGCGCTCAAACGCTTCGTATGCCTTATTGCCCGTTCTAAACCAAAAGTCGTTGCCGTCACGCTTGGTAAAAATCTCTACTGACAAGTTGTTTTTTTCTGCGAGTTCTTCGGCTTGTTCGAAAGAATCGAAGCCAATTATCGCTTGCATTTCGTTGTGTGGATAACCGTTCTGTGAGTCGGTAGTGCTTATTAACTCTAAGTTTTCTTGTTTCGCTAAAGTTGTTAAGTTTGTCATAAAACTGACTTAACCGTGATGTCGAGGGCTTGATAGATTGTTAATTAAAAGTCGTCGGAAAAAGCTATATGAGTGGGACACTCGTTGTACTTGTGCAGCTTGTAGATTTTGCGCACATTTTCACCTTTTAAATTTAAGATATCACGAGCGTAATCATATTCTTCGCCGTCTTCGGCTGTAATGATTTCTACTTCTGTGCCATTTTCGGTTAGTTCGTTGTAGATTGCTTCTGCCACGTCACAGTCTTCAATTAGCATTGGGTCGCCGTTCGTTGCCATCATTGCGCCAAACAAATCTTCTGCTTTGTACTGATTTGCGAAAGTTTCTAAATCTAACTCTTTCATAATTTCATGCCGCTTATAGGTTGCCGCCCTGTTTTAAATTGGTTTGTTTATTTGTACATTGCAAAGGTAGGTATAATATCCGAATATACCAAATATTACATAATGATTTAACCGTGATTAACATTATTATCGTGCTTTAATCAAGTTTTTAACAAAAACCCTGCTACTCGTCACGAGCGGCAGGGCAAAATAAAATAACTAAAAACCTAAAATTAAAACTACCTAAAAATAAAACGT